AACACACTCACAGGCACATCAACAGCAGGGTCTATTGCCGTCACAGGAGAGGGTAACTCTACAACTACCAACTTACAGCAGGGTTTAGCAAAGGTTTGGTCTGCTTTTGATGGAACAGCATCATCTATATCTTACGCTGATAGTTTTAATACGTCTGGTCTAACTGATAACGGCACAGGAGATTATACAGTTACTATTAGCAATGATATGGCTAGTGGCAACTATGCTGTAGCATCAATGGGAGAAAGATTAGGCTCTTATGAAGAAGTCAATATATGTAGACATTATTCTCATGCCTTTGCAGCAGGGTCATTTAGACTCATTGCTAATCAAGGAACAGGAATAACAAATCTTTATTGGGTTCAGACAATAGCACACGGAGACTTGGCATGAGTACACTAAGAACAAATGCCCTAGAGGGAGTAGACGCAAAGAACAGCATCAACATGATTTCTAGTGCAGGTAACGTATTAACGCATAGTTTACAAGCATCTGTTTCTAAATCATGGGTGCAATTCAATGGTAGTGATTCTACTCCTGTGCCAGATGGTGCTTTTAATACTAGCTCCATAACAGATAATTCAACAGGAAATTATAATCACAATTTTACGAACAATATGGCAAACGGAGATTACAGTAGTCCAACATCAAGACAATGGAATGGAGTTACCTGTCCTGATAGTTGGCAAACAAGCTATGTTAATCTTGTGACGAGAGGTGCTAACTCAAGTTCAGTTGCTGATGGATTTGTAATCAGTTGTGCAATATTTGGAGATTTAGCATGACACCAGAGTTTCAAGGAACACATTTATGGGATAGACTAGGGTGGGCAAAAGCAAACCTTGAGCCATACAGAAGTGAATATTGCATAGTATGGGAAGACCCTGACAACCTAGATGAACCTGCAAAGGTTACACACCCAGACCCTAACTGGATGGCTTGTGCATTGAACGGTGGCATACTACCACCTGTGTGGGTCTATTGGGAACTCAAGAAGGACGAAGCACAACCAGACTTTGTAAAGCATACACGAGGGTATTTACTCCATAATACAAAGCCAGTAGAATCAATGACAGAGGAACAGGCAATAGAATACTTGATTATGAAAGACATACCTGAGAGAGTGTGGAAAGATTATGAGCAAGCAAATAGAAAGCGTTTGCTTATAGTAAAGAAGGAGCAGTTACCGTCACATCGAACATGGCGTAACGCTTGGAAAATAGATCAACAAGTGGCATAGGAGATATAATGACCAAAACATTTATAACAGATAAGGATGGGGCAACCATAGATGCGTCTACTGCAACTGTGCCATCTGACAGACATTTTAGAAACGCATGGAAGCTCAGTGGTTCTGTGATATCCGAAGACATGACGGAGGCTAAGAAGATATTTAAAGACAAGATCAGAGAAGTCAGAAAGCCTCTGTTAGAAGCTGAAGATGTAACCTATATGAAAGCATTGGAAGCTGATGACGCATCCGCTAAGACAGCATCAGTAAAAAAGAAAAAAGCATTGAGAGATGCACCTGCTGCAAAAGCTATAGATGATGCAGATACAATAGCTAAACTTAAAGCAGCTTGGGATACAAGCACATTGGGTGACAGCCCTTACGCATGAGGTAAATTATGGCTTTAACTAAAGTTAGAGGAGCAGGTATTGACGCTGATGGTCAGGAGATAATTCTTGATGCTGATACGGATACCACTATTACGGCTGACACAGATGACCAAATTGATATAAAGGTTGGTGGCAGTGACAAAATAACAATAAACTCAAGTGGACGAGTTGGTGTTGGTACAACAGACATAGACGCACCTTTAGATATAGTTGATGGCACTGAGTATGTAAGAATAGCAAACACAGTATCAGATAGCACAACCAAAAGTGGTGGTCTTGCTACTAGACACAGAACTAATTCAGAGGAAGACGTTAATATTATAAACGGAGTATCAGGCTCTTCTGATAATCTTGTCAACATAGGTGGGTCTGACTTTATTGGAAGTTTAAATGCATCTACAAAAATTTCATTTTTTACGGCAGATAATACAACTACTGTGGATGGAACTAAGGTAGGTGGTGTTGGTACGTCTGTAGGGTCATCTAATAAATTATGGTATTTTTATGTCACAAGTTCTGACAATAACTACGTTATGAACCTTAATCCGCAAGGGTCTATAGCATCAGGTTTATGGAACGCATATTATAAAGCAGACAGTTCTGTTTTTACAGGATATCACTATTATGCAAAGAAAGAACCAACCATTCTTTATACTGAGGAGGATACTATACCCTCTGGTAAAAAAGTTGGTGACGTAAAAACTCAAGGTGAAACATTTGAGATGGGTGATGTTATTGTGTATGAAAATGGTAAAGTAACTAAATGTACTAAAGCACACGCAACAAATGTTGTCGGTATTTACTCTGGACATCCAATGCCCGGAGGTAGATGGCTCTCAAATAATAAAGATGATGTTGCAACAGAAGAACACGCTCTTGAAGTTGCATCTGTAGGTGACTCACAGGATTGGAATAAAACTGTAACACATTATCTTACAGGATTTAAGGTATGTAATGAAAATGGTGCAATAGCAAGTGGTGACTTATTATGCTCTGCAAGTAAAACAGGCTACTTGATGAAACAAGATGGAACAACAATAACAACGGAAACTGTTGGAAAATCAATGGATGATGTAACATTTGGAAGTGATGGAACAGCTACAGGTATCTATGGTTTTCTATACTGTGGATAGGAGAGAAAAATGCCCTATATAGGAAAAGCACCCAACCAAGGCGTTAGAACACGGTTTATATACCAAGCCACAGCAGGGCAGACTTCTTTCTCTGGTTCGGATGCTAATTCCAATACGCTCACATATTCAGATGGTGAGTATGTTGATGTATATCAGAATGGTATACTACTTAAACCTGCCACAGACTACACCTCTACAACAGGCACGACAGTGGTATTGGTTACAGGTGCATCCGTCAACGATGTTGTCGAGATAGTGGTATACGATGCGTTTAGTATAGCCAACAGCTACACTAAGTCTGAGTCTGATACACGCTATCCATTCTTGGGTAACGACAGTATTATACGAACAAATGGTCAGACAATCAGTGCTGACATAACAATAAGTAGCACAACCAATGCCCTGTCAGCAGGACCCATAACAGTCGGGGCATCAGCAACGCTAACAGTTAATGGATTTTATACAATATTATGACCAGTGAACTTAGAGTAGATAATTTAAAAGGTAGCACCACAGGTGGCAGTATAAATGTCTTGGGTGAAGGTACATCTGCGACTACTAATTTACAGCAGGGGTTGTGTAAAGCATGGAGTAATAATGCAGGTGGTAGTTCCATATCTATAAACGATAGTTTTAATGTAAGTAGTATTACAGATGATGGTTTAGGTGATATTGGTAATGTTTTTACTAACCCTATGGCATCTGCACATTACTGCGTGTCAGTGGATGGTGGTTTTCAAAATGATGATGGATTGGCTAAACAAAGTTTTACAACGTCTGAGTGGGGTACATATGCTTACAATGAAGGTAGTAGAGATGCAAAAGATGCTACAAGCAATCAATCTACAGTACACGGAGATTTAGCATAATGGCAAGTGAAATTAAAGTAGATACAATCGTCAATGCAGGGGGAGATAATGACTCAGGTATTGACCTAGCGACTAATGACAATATCAAGTTTAATATTGCAGGTAGTCAGAAAGCTATAATAGAGAGTAACGGTAGACTAGGTGTTGGAATAAGTTCACCCTCTCAACCACTCGTTGTTTCTAATGGAACAGAACAGCATCAAGTAGGTTTTGCTTCAGGTGAAGTATATTTGATGGCGAGAAATGCTTCTGCATACATCACCCAAGAATATATTGCTAATCAGCATACATTTACAGGATATGGGGACAGCAGTTCTAATGAAGCAATGAGAATTGATAGCAGTGGTAACTTAATGGTTTCAGCCACAGCAACTAGTGGTTTTCAATCTAGTTCATCTAATTCTGGTAGTATTATTTATCAGGCAGGAGGAATTGCATCAAACTCAGCAACTA